GGAATTCCCGAGAGCTGGAAGTTGATTCCACGCGCCGCGAGGTCGGTTGTTTCTTCGACCGGCGAGATTGTGCCGAGCGTTCCGATGCCTTGATACGTCACTGCGCCAACGGTAATCGTCCCGTAACCGCTCCAAAGCCGGAGCGGAGTCGAGAACGAGAACGACGCGAGCAAGATCGGCGAGAGCTGCGACGCGCTGACCTCGGTAACCATGTTGGCCGAGAGCGACCGGCCTGCGGTGGTGATGCTCATGACTCGACGTCCTCGATGATGGCAAAGCCTACGCCGTAAATGCTCGCCTCGCCGATTGACCATTCGGTGCTTGGCGATGCGAGGCGGAAGACGCCTTTCGCGTTGGCGTAGGTGATGGCCGTGCCGCCCGCGTAGCTTTTGCGTAGAGCCGGAAAAAGATCGACGCTCGATGACGAGTTGACCTGCACGACCTTGTAAAGCGAGGTCGAGATTTGCAGCCAGTCGCCGACGGCGAACGAGCCGGTTGCACCTCCGAATGTCAGCGTGGTCCCGTTCGCGGTTGCCGTCGTGACGGTCAGCGTGCCGGTGACGCCGCCTCGGTTCGTCGGGTTTGCGTAGTCTTGGAAATAGAACGTGCCGCGCTGCGCCGCCAAGAGGAACGCGATGACGGTCTCCGCGTCCGCACGCTTCATCGGCGGACAATCGACCGAGCCGAGCCACGCTTGCCCCGGCCAGTTATATTGCTGGGTCTGGAGCGTGAATGGCGACGTGTTGCGCGAGGTCGCGGAAACGCCCGTAAGCGACAAGCGCGAGAGGTTAAACGGGCTTGGCGGCGTGAGTGGGTAGGTGATAGCCATGACGATTAAGCGAAGGCTGCGCGGTATCCGCCGCCGCGTCGAACCATGTCTGGAATCTCGGCCTTTAGCCGGCGACGCTCTTGGTCGAGAATCGGCACGAGTTCGGCCCGCGAGACGCCCGCCGCAATGTTGTAATTGACCGTCACGCTTCCGCTGCCCGAACCGCTGCCGCCGCCCATCTTGTTATTCGGCACGATGGTGCCCGACGCGTGCGGCACAAACAGCTCCGGTCCCTTTTCGCCGACGACGTAGGGCGAGCCGCTGCTGACGGGTCCGCCCATTGCGCGAAAGCCGAACGCGCTTTTGATTGCGCCGCCGATGCCGGCTGCAAGTGGCTGCGTGACCAGTTGGCTAAAGATAAGCCGAACCAAATCGCGACCGAGCGAGCGAACGACCTCGCCGAGTTTTTGACCGCTGAGGATTGCGTCCTCGAAGCCTTGGGCGATTAGGTTGCCAGCTTCCATGCTGAGCCGCCCCTGTTCGTCCAAAAGCGGAGCGATCTTTTGCAAGACCAGCACGAGTTCGTTGTTTAACTCGGTGCGCTTTTTTAAGTCGCTCATGTCCGCCGTTGCGATTTTTCCCATGATGGCCGACTCTTGCGCCCTAAGAGCGGAGATTCTTTCGCCGAGGGACAAAGCCTCGCCCGAATAGATTGCGGCCTGAGCGCGGCCCAAATCTTCCAGCGACTTTTGATAAACTTCGTTTTCGGCGGTGAGTTTTGCCTGAGTCGCAGCCTTGAAGTCGGTTAGCTTTTTGATCGTTTCTTCGAGCGCGATTTGGTTCCGCAGCGCCTCGTTGTAGCCTTCTGTTCCCTGCGCTTGGTCGCGGTTGGTGGTTATTCTGGATTCAAATTTGCTGCGATCTCTTTCCAGTTTTAGGAGCATTTGCTCGTCGCTCAGCCGGTCCTCGAAGTTTCGCATCTGTGCCGCGCCAAGTTTTTCCTGCAAGGCAATCCCTTCGTTCGCCAGCGTCTCTTGCTCGGCAGACGTGCCGCTGATTAGTCGCGCAAGTTTTTCTGTGATGTTTTGGATGTTGACGCCAAGGGCGGTAGCAAAAGCAGTCCCGATCTGCTCTGCGTTGAACATTTTTTTGAACACCGAACCAGCCACCCTTGAGCTGTTCTGGAGCTTCGAAAGCGAGTTCTGCACGCTCGCAAAAGCCGCCCTCGTCGCATCGACCGCCCGCAGAATAAATGATGCCTCAGCCATGTTATTTGGAGATTTTGTTTTGGTGTTCGATGTAAGCCAGCCAGCCGTTCAATTCTTCGGCCGGCATCGCGAGCACCTCGTGGGCAAATTTGTGCAGACGGTCCGCGAGCGCGTAAACGGCGAGGAGGTCTGCCGCCTCCCCGCCGTAGATCAGTTTTTTAGGTCGTCCACCTTCGGCGCGTCATCGGCGAGAATGGCGTTTGCGACGCGGCCGACGACGTTGCTGTCCGCCTTGTTCAACAGCGTCGGCTTGTGCTCAATCGTGAACAGCTTCGCGCCGTGCTCGTCGGTGGCCTTCATGATCAGGATGTCAACGAGCAGCTCCATGTCGTTTTCTTTGCTGCGACGATAGAGCCGGTTCTTTTCCGAGAGCGTGACCGGCGTTGCGTGCACCACGAGCTTCCACTCGGGCACGTCGATCTTGCGCGTGCCGAGTGAGGCGAAGTGTTCCCTGACGAGGTCAATTGCGTCCATGTGTGTTGTGTGTGTTTTGCCTGCGAAATTAAGCCGTCAACGTTGAGAGCGTCCCGTTACCTTCGAAGGCAATCGAGCCTTCTACGATGCCGTCAAAGCTGGCACTTACGTTAAACTGGGTCACGATGGCCGCGCCCGAATAGTAAACGTCGCCGGTGGATGCGCCCTCTGGATAAAGGTTCAGCGTGACCGAGCTGCCGATGGTGATCAGGAGTTGGCCGGCGTCGCCTTCGTCCCAGTAAAGATCGCCCGACGCGCTCCAAGTTTTCATGGATGCGAGCCGGGTGCGGTAGGTGTCGCCGATGACCGAATCTTCTACGGTGTCGGAGGTGTGGGTCAGAGCGTAGTTGCGAAGCTCGCCGATGGTGGTGCTGGATAATTTGATTAGGCCGTCGCGGCCAAGTTTGGTTGCCATAAAATGAGGTTAGTCGGTTGAAAAATAGATGCAGTTGAAAGTGTGCCGAGCCGAGCCGAAGCGCCGGTCCTCGTCTGGTTCAATCGTATATTCCACGCTCGTCAAATGCAGGTCTTGACACTGCCCGCCAAGCGTAACGTCGGCGAGAACGGCGGCCTCGACCGCTGCGCTGCCAGTGTCGAAAAGGTCATCAATCAGGTAGGTGCCGCTTTCGGCGGTGAAGTAGTCCACGACGAGCTGCAGCTGCCGGTATTGCGTGCGGTTGCTCGGCCCGAGCGTGCGAACTTCGATTTGCTCGCTGACCGCGTAAACGGCTGCGGAGGGAAAGCTGACGCTCGCAATCGTGTTGTTGCGACCGCGTAAGATGTTTGCAGTCGGCACGACGAGAGCGCCGGTCAAGGCGTTGGCGGTGGCGTTGCGAATGTTTGTGCGGGTGCTCATGCTGCTGCGGTTTTGATTGGCATCGCTCCGCCGACGCGGGTGAAACCAAGATTGACGGCGCGGTTGGCTAGAACTGCGGCGATTTTCTTCGTGGTCGTTTTGATTCGTGAGTTGATCGCGCCGTCAATCATGCGCTGATAATTTGGGATCTTCACGTTGTGCGCCGTGGCTTTGATGAACGGCTGCGGACCAAAGCTGGATCGCACCGAGCCAAACAGCTTGTTCCCGTTCGCCTGCGGCTTGAGCTTGTCGCTGAATTTCTTGTAACGCGCCCCGGCGACTTTTGCCGACGAGTTCCAGCCCGAGACGGTCCAGCCGACGCGTCCCTCGATCTCGTTGCGATACTTTTTGAAGTCGCTGCCGAACGCGAGTTGGTCCGGCTTGCCGGTGATTCTTCCGCGAGCGTTTTGTTTGCGCCGATGTTCAAGGCGCAGCGCGTCCTCATTCTCCAAAAGTCGCATGCCGTAGTAGTGCGAAAGCTTCGGGTTGCGCAGAAGCGCCCGCAGTTTCTCGACCTGCCGGTTGCGCACGTAACGCGCCATCGATGTGTAGAATCCGCCCTTGGTCGCCTTGGCCTGCAGGTCTTGGTAAACAAGCGGCTCAGCCAGTCTCGAAAAGTCGGCTCGCACCGCGTTTGCGCCCTGCTGCTTGCTCTTGGGCGGAGTGAATTTGACGATGGTTTGAATCGCGTATTTGGCCTCCTCCTTGATGACTTGCCCGAGGTCCACTTTTGCCGCAAGCGCGAGCCGCGCCAACTGATATTCGAGCCGGCCGAACTTTGCTTCGATCTCGATCATATTGATTTCTGAACTTCGAGTTCACATCCCGCGCCCTCGGCGTCGAGCATCACGCGATCAATAAAATAGGTGATGCCAGCTCGGGAAAGCGTCTGCGTGACCTGTGGAACGGCGCTCACGCTTGTCGTGAGCAGGAACACGGTAAAGCGCGAATCGTCGCGGCGTTGGTCCTCGAAGTCGGCGAAGGCGTTGCGTGATGCGGACCAGATGCCGGTGACCGCCGCGCCCTGATACGTGAACGAAATGCCGGCCTGCTCCAAGATCGCGGAGAAGTCGGAATTGATCTGCGTCGGGTCAAAGTCTCGGACGGCGGCCATACAATTGCGCGAATCGTCAAACCGTGCCGAAGTGCTGCGCGTGCAGCGCCGGCCGGTTCTCCCGCAGCCACGGCTCGGCGTCTGCCATGCACTTGGCCGCGTCGTAACCGCACGTCTGAGAGCCGACGTGGTGCACGTAGGC